TTTTGTAACTCTCGCAGTCCGTCCCAAATCACCTTTAAGATAAAAGACAGCGCAGCCAATAAGCCCGCAATACCAGCGTTTATAACGGTCTGTTCAATCATTCTTTTTCCACCCGAACCGTTCCTTTGACGAGGCCCCTCACTTCGCCGGTGGCGGTCAATGTCGATTCGATGTCGTGATAGCCGGTCTTCCCGGCAAGCAACACTGTTGCGGCCACAGGAAACGTAACAGTCAGCGTTTGCAGCGCCGTGTCTGGCACAATCGTCAGCACGTCATAAGGCGCATCAGCCGAATCGCTAGACGCCAACACAGACAAATCAATCGTGTCGCCTTGGCTGACTGTCATTCCAGCTACCCAAACCTTCTCACCAACCGCCGGGATGCCTGCGGCCCATACCACCGAGCCATCCTGCCCTGCGCCTGTTGGCTTGGTGCTGCCCGTCGTCCCAGGGGAGATGCAGACAAGCAACTTCCCGCCTTCCCTGTCTCGAACGCGCATCCGATGAGTGCGGCCAGTCAGGTCAAGCGGGGTGTTGTATTGGATAACGCCTGTATTTGGCGTGTGCGCCTTGCCGCCAGCGGCATTGTATGTATTCAGCTCAATGGTATTGGCATCAAGAACAGTTGCCGGGTATTGCTCTGATGATTTGACCTTGTTCTTATCTTCTGCGTTCAGGTCGGTAAATCCTTTTGCCGCCGTTACTGAGATAGTCCAGCCATCCAACAAGCCATGACCAGTGCATTCGATGATTGGCGTGCCATCCGGAAATGTAATGCTTTGAATTGCTTTGCGAATGATCGGATCGGTGCCGCAACGAATCGTTGTTGAATAACTATGCCCTTCAACGAGTTGGAAATTATGAATCGGGATTTTGTTATCAGCAGACACGAATAACTCCAGCTAGGGGATCATGTCGCCATCACGGCGAGATGAGATATTGTGCAATGCTAGGCTTGCATTTAACGTTCGCCTATATCGTCGTAATGTTCAAATTCGAAACGCTCATTCACAGCGTTAATTGAAGGCCCAAATTCGTTTTCAAATCTTGACAAAGCAATCGCTGCTTTTTTCTCGTCGAACAAATCAGTGTCTTCATCTGAATAAGCTCGATATTTCATCCACTCGATACATGATTTATGATATCTGGCGTTAATCTCCGGGATATCACCTTCTTCCTCAACGTCACATAATGGTTCTCTTGTTACTGTCAACAACAACACATCATCATTGATTGGTGTTGGATACAAAAAAAGCGCGTCTGTGTTGTAATCAACAACGATAGAATTCGGTATCGACCTGCTTATTTGGTAGTCCCAGCCAGGCGACAACTCATCCATCTCCCGCACGATTCGTTTTTTAAGCGGGCACGACCGTGATTCGAGCCTCGCTCTGCGGATAGAAAGAATTCTTGGATCGATACTGACTATTGAATCCCCAGCATTAACGCTGACCTTTGTAATGCTTGGCGTCGTTGAATCAACACATAATCTGGCTCGCCTAAACGCTTCTCTTTGAGCCTCATTAAAATTTGATATTGCCTCATCATTGCCTATCAAATATGGCGCGGTGGCGTCTCTTGTCTGTCTGCGATACTCGTCGATAATTTCACCCAAGTTGTTCATTGACAGACTCCTTCCAGCGTTCGTATGAACACATGACTGCATCAGTTACCCGGCTAGGATTTATGCTTACTTGGCACATTGCCGTTCCTGTTTCCTTGTCTTCGAGGCAATATTTCATTCCATAATGCATTCGATGACATGGATAACAAGACATTCCTACCGGCTCAATTGGATAAGAATTAATCCAGTGTTTTGTAAGATTCTCAATAGATGAGTGAGACAAAAGGCATACTTTCGCTATATCTGGATCGAACCCGACAGCATTGAGAATCCCGGTTTCAGGCCCGACAACACAATTAACCTTTTGTGCTAGCGCGAGCGTTTCCCTTATTGTTTGTTCTCCAGACAGACAAATGACTCTTGGTTCTTTTTCCCACCCTACTTCAAGGATTTTGCAAGCTTCATCACCAGCGAGGAAAATCGTTATCTCTGGAATATCAATCAACAGCCTTGCTATTACGGCGTCTTGCCCTGCATAGAACTTATGTTGACTTGACCCTGATAACGCATACATCACACTGTATTTTGACGAATCGACAAGCGATTCTGCTTTGTCAATCTCTTCTTGTGTTGGATAGAACCGACCATCTGGCGAGAATTTGACCTCAGCAATTTCCGCAGTAAATTCGTGGTAATTCTGATTCATGATCCGGTGGCGCATTGAATCGGGCCATACGTGATTAGCTCGGCCAGGAATTGACAGAAGAGTTCCTTCTATCGATTCTGAAAGATTGATGAAGCGGTCAAACTTTGTCGCCTGATAATCCCAAAATTCTGTCAGCAAATGATTAGGTACTTGGTTTTCATCCTGGATGAAGAATGCGTCTATATGCGGGTCGTGCTCAATTACTGACATGCCGCGCGGCGTTGTCATCACTGTCACATGAAAGCCATCTGCTTTGAGCGCCGGGAAGACCCCTGATGCTTGAATCATGTCGCCAAATCCACCGAACCGACACACGCAAGCTCGTTTTTGTTTCTTTCCTGGAGTTTTAATCCAATCGTTTGATTGAATATGATCTGCCCGTTTTTTCCACACTTGCAGAAATGAATATTCGTTCCCTGCGCTACGGACCTCATTAACCAGCAAAGCCCATCCACCAAGCCCGCGCATTACTTCTTTGATATCGCTTGGATCAAAATCGTGTTTGTGGTCTGGGTTTGCTCCATGCGTTCCGCATCTTGGATATAAGTCCTTATGAGGAAGATAAAGCACAAGATGGCCGCCGGGCTTTATTACGCGCCACCATTCTTTTAATGCGCTAGCGTAATCTTCGATGTGTTCTAAAAGATGAGACGAGAAGACAAAATCCTGACTAGAATCATCAAAATCAGGAAGCAACTCGCATGTCTCAACAACTTTGTCCGGCTTCATTTTGATACCGAACAGAGATGTGTCTTTTAGATTATCGACGCCAACGAAATGCGGGAAACATTTATCAGGGCCGCATCCTAGATCAAGCCCTTGCCCGCGCGTATATTCGACAATATCCCACCGAACTTTGCTTGCCTCGTTGCCTTGTGAATCGTCAATGTTCCACGTCATACTTGAGCGGACAACTGATTATCTACAGCAGAATGATACGCTACCTTTTTTGGGCGTCCTCTCGACGGGGTTTGTAACAGAGCAATTTCATTTCCTAATGAATCAAAAAGCACATTGTCCTGCTCAAATGCTGCGCCGTTTGTTTCGCCAAACACATGCCCAAATTCGCGCTTTCTGTCTAGTGGCATAATTAGCAGTTTCCTTTATTGTTGCACCCAGGCTTTTCATCTGCCATATCAGACTTGGTAGACGACTTGATGCTTCCCATACTGTTAATTGCGCTCTGAGACGTGTCAGCGCCGTAAGTGTCGCCATTGAACCCGGTTCCGGTTCCGCGATTAGGCATCGCGCCAGAATCGCCTTGCACCATGCCCTTGCCATCAGGACGAGGAAAATTCATACCCATGTCGTTTCTCCTTTTATCTTTCGTTTCCATTTGGCCGTCCACAAGCGCCAGTCTTTCGGAATTCGTATCTGCTGCCTACGTAGTTCTCTCCGCTATCGTCTTCGCGTTCGTAATCAATTGCCCATGGGTCAAGTCTTTTTGGTGTTACATCATCGAATCCAGTTGATATTGAATTGTCTGACGAAGTGCCTAGCGATCCGTTAAGGCCAGTCACCCCAGCTTTGTAGTTGATGCTATCCATTATGAATCCCCATAAAAACTAGGAGGCCGAAGCCCCCTAGTCAATTTCACACACTACTGATTAGGTTGAATCCCATTTGACGATTCGAGCTTGCGCAGCTTGCGTTTGCACCAGTCCGAAACCGCCAAGGTAGTACCAAGCTACACCACGGCTACGGCCATAGTCAGTTGGAATTTTCCCCCGCATTTCTTCAGGAACAACCACGCCCTCAGCCACCGTATCCGCACCAAAGAAGAATGCCCAATTTGTAACCGAGCCTCCCCATGCCGCTTTTGCGATGTTCGTTTGTTCAACGAATCGCACCCCTTCATAACGGCCAATTTCGCCGTTGATGATCATTTGGAATCCCTTGTCGACGTACTGATGTACGGTTTCAAGATCATTCTTCACTTTCCTGAAGGTTGTCGGATGAGCGACTGCAAAGTAATCGTCGGCCTCGTATGGAGGAATGTTACGTTCCTTCATGATGTCGACAATCGCCTTGACGTGCTCTTTCGTCATCTGCGTGCCCGCGTTAGTGCCGCCCGCAGTTCCGTTAGTCGTCAGAGTCACGCCGGTGGTGCTAGTTCCGCCAGTAGGATAAACACGCAAAGGAGTTGCATTAAACTGCGCATGCGCTCCGATATCAAAAGCCTTCTTCGCATCGTTCTTCAGAACTTTGCTGATGACTTCCTTAACGGGCTGCTCAGAAAGGTCGTCGAGCTTCTCGTTGTACGGAACCGAGTTACCGTATTCAGTAACTGTCATCGTGCCTTGCGTGATAGTGAAATTTGTTTCCGGCATGGTGCTGGTTTCCACCAAGGTCGTGCCTTGAGCTGCAACGTCTGAGTAGACGTTCCAATGGAATTCCTGCCCTTTGCTCTTTCCCTGAATCGCTGCATCTTTCACGTCAGCGAACTGACGGAACTTGACCAGGGGTTGTACTGCCATACGAAGCACCTTGGACAAGTTATCGGAGTACATATAACCGCCAAGAGAGTTCGTAACCCATAATTGACCAGCCATGATAGGCCTCCTATATTGTCAATGGTTACTTCTCAAAAGTTGTCGGCATTCAATTCACGCTCAGACTTTGGCCCAATCGACTCTTTGCCATTTCGGCGATAATGCTTGAGACATTTGGGGCTTCTGCCGGAGACTGTTTATTTCCTGCCACCACGTTTACCGACCTTGGAATATCCAGGTTGGCTTTTCGCTCCAACTTCGTATCTCGTGCGGTACTCTGTTTCTCTTCCGTTTGACGGCCTGACTTTTTAACCCCAAACAACGCGGCGACTTCTTCGGCTGACTTCTGTAACGCTTCGGCTTTTGTCATCCCTTCGGATTCTTTCGCCGCCATGCGTTCCACAGTCTCTCTGCCTAAAATAATTCCACGCTCTGTATCGGAGAAAAGTTCTGGATAGTCCAGACGAGTCTCTTTGTATGCGCTCTCAACATCGAGTTGCTGCCTTACTTGTGCTGCTATTGCTGCCGTGTCAATTGGTTGTTGGATTTGGGTAGTTTGTTTAACGCCCTGATCACCAACAATCTGCAACATGGCCTCTACTGCTCCGTCCTCATCCCCCTCATAAAGTTTTGAGAACGCATCTTTAATCTTCCCTCTCCGAGTCTCTTTGTCTTGCTCGTTATCCGGCTGATTAACTGCATTGTTATCCGGCAGGCTTGCATTTTTTGCAATCTGTTCTGCTTGTTGTTCTGCATACTGCAATAGCCGGGTCGCTTCTTGAAGTCGTTTCGATGCAGCAGAGTCCTTCTGATAACTTTTAACTACTTCAGACAATGGAATTTCTACTTCATTGCCATCGACCTTAACCTTGACGAGCATTGATTCTGGCGCTGAAACTGGCTTCTCATCTTGCTCCAATTGATTAGCGAGCTGGAGGTCTTTTTCGTCAGTTTTGACCTCGTTCTTGTCTGAGATATCAACTCCATCATTAGCAAGAGATAGGCTTCGTTGAGCCGCTATCGCTTCCATCGCTATTTCCCTAGCAGACTTGATAGGTTCTTCAGTGGTTTGTTCGACTTCTTCTTGCGAAACTGCTTCTTGTTTATTCTCGTCATTTTCCAACTGTTCCTCAGCGCCCTGGTGGGTGGCTTTGTCGTCAGATAATTTCATTTGCACATCTCCCTAAAAATGCCACCTGCGCGGCAAAAAAGTCACAACAGGAAACCTGTTGATTATGATTCTTCGTTGAGGCGCGTCATGGCGTTATCGCCTTCGGCTATTGCGTCTGTCAGCCAAGATATAGCGCGTGACGGAATTTTTATCCTGTTTTGTATCCGATCTATCAATTCGGTATTGAATGGACTGGCATCAACCAGTTCCGCCATAGCCTCGTCAATTTCCTGAACGGCGCGATTAGTAATACTCCTGCCTAATTCAGACTGAAGAAACATTTTGACGGCCTCGCCTGTTGAGGCGGATTCCATCAAATCCTTAATAATTGGGTCGATAATTGGACTATTCATTGCAACACACCGTCTGGCTCTGGCGTTTCTATTCCTTGCTCCTGCCCTTCAAATGGACTGGTCGGCGAGAGCGGGTCAGCGTTCGAAGGGAAATCTACCTTCGGAGGAATCGCTTGTTCTGGATACGCGATATTCGGATCAACGCCAACCGGGTTAGGCGGCGTATAGCCTGCTGTCTGCAAAATTGAATCGGCAATCGGAGCTACCTGCGGCATCGCCGCGATGACTTGCGCCGTCTGAATTGCTGAATATTCACCTTCCACGCCCTGTTTGACGCGATTCGCTGCTATCTGTTTTGTCTCTTCCCTCATCTTCTCAACCTGCGCCGCGATGACTTCAGGCGGATGTTTCGCATCCAGCGCCTTTTGCAGTTGATCAATCTGCTGCATGAGAGACTGCATACGCGGGTCTTCCTGCTGGTTGAAATCGAAGAACCTGCCGCCGTCTTTATGGCCCAAGGCTCCAAGCACTTCTTTGATGAGTGCCTGCGGGTCAAGTCCATACTTTTCTAACAATCCATCAGACAGGATCGTTCTGAGCGTTCCCATACCCAGCGACAGGGTGTTGACCTTCTCGGTCGGATTCGTTGCGCCCATGCCGACATTGCAATTCAGCGTCAATTCCTCGGAAAGCATCTCGTCGGTGACGGTATCCACGCCGAACTTCTGAAACAATCCCGCCTTCTTACCGCATAACCCAAGGACAATATCGTCTGTCTCATAATGCTGTTCGAGAAGCATGACTTGCCGTAACACCGGCTCTACCCACGTTTCGACAAACGTTTTTAGCTGATACGAAGATACTTGATTGGCATTACTGGTGAGGATATTCATGCCGCCAACCGTCTCGTTCAGTTTGCGGTTTGATTGAACCGAAGCGCCGGAGAATACCCCCGCCACGTCGTCATAGTCGAGATTGAGCCTATCCTGCTCTTGATAGCTTGATCCTGTCACGTCGTTAGTCTCAACGACCTTTACATCTTCCGTAGGATCGGTCATCAGCGTGACAGAGCTTGGTGTATTCCGCGTCAAGCTGCGCAAATCGACTTGCTTGTTTCGTTTGACGAAATACCGCTTGTTCAGGACGAATTTGACATTATCAAGTCGCTGATTCGTAACCTCGTTTATTTCGTCCTGAATTGACGAACCGAGATTTGACGGCCCTGTTGGGTAACTCTTGTGCGTTTCAATTACACAATTGCCGATTACAAAAGGCCGTTTTCCGTGCGCATATTCAGATTTCAATGGCGCTGGCTCAGATAACAAAAGCTCAGTTCCTAGCGTGTAGTAGATTAAGTCCTCGTCATCCCATTCGATTATGTTCTGATGCACCCAAACGATGCTGTACGGCGTAATCGTTGTTGTGTTTTGTGTCGAATCTTGTCTGTTTTCTTCTCTCGCCATGCGGGTTGTATCGAAACTCTTTACAGCCGTAGTGATTTGCTCTTGAGAATACTCCTTCCACCTTCCTGATCGCATCCGCGACTGAACATCTTTGACATACATGGGAATCAGGTTAATCAGATACGGGCTTGTGCCTACCGGGTCAAACCAATGAGCAGCAGGGTCAAAACGGAAATTTTCAAGCGGGATAATCTCAATCTTCGGCTGATCTTTTCCTTTTTTTACGTTGTACTCCCATGACTGGTGCGACACTACCAGGCCCGTCACTTGCGCGTCTTGGTATCCGCCAAGGCATATCTGGAACCAAGGGAGCGTTTTTGTAAGTCGATACTGAATCAGCTCTGACATAACATCGGCTGAAGCGACTTGAATTTGATTTGTCTCGTCGTTAGGCGTGATGCTAACCATGTCCAGCGTAGAGAAAAACGCCTCAGCAGCAATTGCTTCGTTTTTGCGGATAGTTGCCCTTGTCTTTGGGCGAAAAATCCTTGATCTGGTTTTATAGCCGTCACTTAGATACTTTGATCCTGACGGGAATCGTGACTGAAAGCGGCGAATATCCTGCTCAACCCGTTGCCTGATATTACTGTCAAAGTAAGTTGTCGATCCTGTATAAGCATCGCGCGCAAGGCTCAAGGCTTTGTCATTGTCAATCATTTAGAGTAATCCCCAATAGTCCGACCTGAGAAGTCGTTTTTCAGCCCTGCAATGGCGTCCTGGTTGCCTTCGCACCGAGCTAAACAAAACCGCTCTAACAACTCGCCCCCCGCCCTGACAATCTTCTTTTTCCAGTCTGATGCCGTATAAATCTCGTTGAGTTTGAGCACAAATCCCCATTCGCCGGACAGAGCCATGTTCCTGACGGTAGCAATCCCTTTATCGCCTTCGCACGTGACGGCCCACAAATGCCTTGGATATGCTTCGTGCAAGATGTCCGACATTTCTTTTGCCATGTTGTAATCAAGCGCAGCCACGCCAGGGATCCCCCCGGCCAGATCAATCATCCCCATCATCCCCCCCCCTACCATTCCGGTTCGCATTCTTTTTGCTCTAAAACGGCCTTTTCATCATCCGATAGCCACAGATATTCAGCCCGCGTATAACTGAGTTTGATCGGTTCGGGCAACCTATCGTAGTCGTCTTGGCTTGCGTCAAATGGGTGCATATATCCCTTGGCCGGTGTCGAACTTGCGACCGTTGCCAAATTCATATCCAGGTTCTTTTGTCGGATCGATACCTGCTTTGTCGTCGCATGACGCAGCAATACCGACTTCTTCGCTCCAAAGACGATCAGTTGTTGTTACTTGCTCGTTTGGATTAGCCATGATTTAATCCCTTGTGAAACGATTGACTGCCACCATTCATCAATCTTCTTGCTTCTTATCCCCTGAAGTTCAGCCAGTTGTATAGAAATGCCTTGCTGCTCTTTCGTCATGTCATCCCATGCAGGCAAATTAAGCGCAGCCCACTCTTCGCCGGCCCGCTTGTTTTCACGCTCAATCTTTCCATGATGAATATCCGCGTAGCTATCACTTTGTCGGCTCATGTCATGCCCCATCAATAAATGATTCCGGCTCCAAGTGCCGCTCGTCGATGATGATCGGCGGAACGGCCTCTATATCGTAGATTCGACTGCTTGCATCCAGAAAATCATCGTGAACAGCAAATGGATAGACTAGATATTCATCCAGTAACGTCTTGTTTAGTGAATAGACCTGCTTGTTTTCATCCGCGCGCTTAACAGGCGTGAAAACTCTGTACTTCTGCCCCGCGTCGATGACCTTTTGTTGATTTGTTGTAATTGCTGGCTTACCGTCTGGTCCGGCTGAGACTGCCGCGAGATAAAACGTGCCAGCCCTGAAATCAGGCTCAAGACGTTGAATACGGTCGTATTTGCTTGCAGTGCCATCACGAGGCCATGCCAGCTCGTGAATGTCCCACTGATCTTTGGCTTTTAGCATCTTCTCCTCGAAATATTCGAGGTCAGATGTGCTCCCATATCGCTCGTAGCCGACTTTAACGAGCTGCACACCTGGCATATTGATCCATACCTTGCGCAGCCCTGACAGCGCCGTCCATCGCTCGGATAGGCTCATGCGATGATGATATCCATCCAGCAGATACTTATTGCCTGCGGAATCTATCCCAATGACAGCCATCGCCGTGCGGTCGCTGCCAACTTTTCGGCTTGACGCGGGATCGCACAAAATATAGACGTTGAGCGTAGCCGGTCGGATGTCGATGAAGCGCAACCAATCTTTATTGAATAATGACTGAGCGCCAGCCGCCGGGTTTTGAAGCATTTGCGCAGCTAACGTTGAGAGAGTTTGTTTTAGTTTTTTCTCTGCCCATGCCGCGTCCGATAGAAACACTGGATTTCCGTCTATCGTCCCGTCATCTGTAGCCGGGTAAATGCGCGGTTTCAGCGCCTTTTTATCGAGGATGTGTTGATACGTGTCGGCATAGCTGTATCGTGTGCCGATATGCCAACTCCTGCTTTTGTCATCATCGCCTCGTGCACCGAGGTTGTCTGACAGTGACCAAGCCTCGGTTGTTTTTGATACCTGATCCGGCGTTGATACCGACTCTTTTGTCACCACGTCATCATAAACACGCAGCGCAAAATGCGCTCCGGTCGGCTGCCCATCGACCAGCCCCCAAGCCTCAACCGTTCCTTCTTTCGGGTTTGTCAGTCTCTTGACGACAATCCCTTTTTCCTCGCTCCATCGGGGGGATTCTTTTTTTGGAAACTCGTAGAAGATGTGCGGATATAAAAGTTTTAGCTTTTCATTAGTCTCAAACTCTGTTTTAAGCTGAATCAAAAACTTCCTGGCGATAGGCTTTGTGTGTGAAAAAATTCCTATCGTTATCTCAGGGTTTTTTATTATCTCTTGCGTTATCCCGCCAAACGTAATCACCGAACTTTTACCGTGTTCTCTAGCCCATAGATCAAGGCAATCATCAGGTTCAGCCTCTACCTCCCGGATACGGTCATAAATCCACGGGTGCTTTAAGTCAATTCTGTTCAGAATTCGTGTCAAAAGGAAAAATCGGTCTCCCTTCCCAAGTTCTGCCATCTCAAGAAGAGACACTTCGCCGCATAGGTGCCGCTTATATATCTCAGCGTGCATCGCCACCGCTTGTTCCATCGTCGTGCTTGGATCGTGCAGCCACGCCAAAGCGTCATAGATAAACTTCATGTTTCCATACATCTGGATGCTTCGCGCCTTTGCTGCGGTTGCATGTAGGGCAAAGTAGCTGCAAATTTTCCCTGCTGTTCGCCCCGCCTTTTGAAATAGGCATTATGTGATCTACGTGATACCCAGACTCGACAAATGGTGTCTTGCATGACACACATAACCCATTCTGCTCCAACATCAACCCTGCAATGTCCAATTTGTTGTATGAACCAGACGCCCCAGCGATTCTTGCTCTGCGTCTTGCAACAAGCGCCCTTGCCGCTTCCGGGTTGGTCTTTGACCACTGGCGGTTTAGCTCTCGGTGCCTATCTCGGTTAGCGTCTGACCACGCTTTATTACGTCGCAGCTCAGTTTCTTTTGTTGTGGTGGCATAGCGAACTTTTCGCTTAGCTAGCAGCTCTTCACGGTTTCTTTGATACTGCTCTCTCAACCGCTTCGCTTCTACTTCCTTAACTTCGGGACGATTTCGCCTGACCTTTGATGTTATAGCGCGACATGCACGGCATCTTGAGTGCTTTCCTCCCTTGCCTTTTTTATTGTTCGGGAATTGATCTAGAGGTTTCTCTATTTCACACCCTTTGCACAATTTCATTTGATTCCCGCGCTGGATAACACGTCACTAAAATTAAGCATCGCCTTCGTAGCCCCCTCTGCCGCGCCCCTGGCTGCTGCTTCTGCAGGGTCTTCAGCGCCGTCATCGAGCTTGAATATCCTGCGCTCAAGATCAATCAGTATTTTCATTGTCTCGGCCAGCTTCTTCGTTGTGTCAGTCTGAGCGGGAAGTGAAATTACTTTGTTGTACAACTCATTTATCCGGTCAATGCTTGATCCATCATTCGACAAACACATCTCTCCGACTTGTTTGAATAACTCCGTCTCTTTAACGATACATTCGACCTTCTCAAGCAGCGCTGTAACCACTGCGCGCAGCCTGCCAGCGTCCTTCCGGTGTCCGCGCATAACACCCGCCAGCATTTCAGCATTCAGCTCTAGCCGCTCTTTTGATGCTTTCTTCTCGTCGGAAGTTACACATGTAACTTTTTGTGTAACTGCGTCCTGTGTAACTAGCGCCTCGGCCTTCGCTCGAATCTTCGCAGTTTCATCCCTGACAATGCCAAGGGCTTTGAAATGATTATCGATTGCAGCGCGCGAGACTTTGTATTCTTGCGACAATTGGAGTTTGGTTTTTATCCCGGCAACCCACTCCGGCTCCATCTTCTCCCAATCTACGGGTGGGCGCGTCTTTTTCTCTTCAGCCATCAGTCACACCAACGTTATTCTGTGCGCTTCACTCTTTGGGAACAGGATGACTGAGAAAACAGGAAAATCTATCGGCTCATCCCACGTGACATGCTCTGTGTTTATTAACAGAGCTTTGTTTTGTATCCAGCGCTTGAGTTCGCTATTTGATGCGCGGCCAGTATTTCTGCCCTCTTTCGAAGTCAGCCAATAGATTCCAGA